CCAGAAAAGTTTACCAATGCAAACCGTAATCGTCCTTCAGCAGTAGAGGGAACAACGGCACCAAGAGCAACTGGTAAAGGTGGTAAAGGATTTAACGATTTACCTGCAGAAGCTAAACAAGCCTGTCAAAAGTTTGAGAAAAGTGGGTTATTAACCCGTGAGGCTTACCTTAAAGAATATTTTGGTGAATAACCATTGTATTTGTAGTAAAATCCCTTAAAATAAGTTAGGAGTAATATAATGCCAAGAGTAAGCAAAAAACAAAGTAGTCCTGAAACATTAGTAAGGTCTGAAGCTGACCGAGGAACCGAGACAGTTCGTTCACAGGCTCAACGCCCAAGACGCAATTCGATTGGTGTTCCAAGACTGACTTTGGCAGTAACATTTGAAATCCCTGGTTATCACCTTTGTTGGACAAATGATGACGGGCAAGTGGAGACTGCATTAGATAGTGGATATGAATTTGTACATACTGGTGAGACAGAGTTAGAGAACGGCATTGCGCCTTCAAACGTCGACATGGGTGACAAAATCAAGCAAAAGGTAGGAACTACACCGCAAGGCGACGTTCTTTATGCGTATTTGTTAAAGATTAAGCAAGAATGGCACGAGGAAGATATGGCAGCCATTGAAGCTCAAAATAAACAAATCGAAGATGCGATTGCAGGTGGAAATATTAACGGTTCAATTGGACAAGATGGCAGATATAACGCTGGCATCAACATTCGTAGAACTTAAATTTAATTTTATTGGAGCTTTTTTTAATGGCAAACCTTAATGCACCATTTGGCTTTTCAGCCATCATTTACGGTACCAGTGGAAGCAACAACCAGCAACAACGTATTTACTATGTTCCATCAACTGATACCTCTGCGTATTACATTGGCGACACAGTTTATACAGTTACTGGTAGTGATGCTAACGGTACTCCAGCAGTTGCTAAATGCGCTTCAGGAGCAACCCCACGTGGTGTTGTAACTAGCGTACTTATCAATAACCCTAACCTTCCATCTATTCAAGGTGTTAACCTTGATTTGACTACAACAAGTATTCCTGCTTCTAAGTCTTCTGCTTACTATGTAATCGTAAACGACGACCCAGACCAAGTGTTTTTGATTCAAGGCGATTCAACAACGTTTGTTACAACTGATATGAACAAGAACGCATCCTACACTGTAGCTGCTCCTTCTATTTCAAATCAACAGTCAGCAACAGTATTAACTGGTACCACTACTTCTTCTACTGCAGTATTGAAGATTGTTGGAATTGAACCAATCCCAGGTAACGCCCTAGGCCAATATGTTCGATTCATGGTTATGTTCAACAATCACGAATTCAACCGCCCATCTGTTGGCGTTTAATTAGGAGAATAAAAAATGGCTGGTATTATTACAACTGGTTCGTTTCCGAAAGCATTATGGCCTGGTATCAAGGCTTGGTGGGGTCGTTCATACAATGAACATCCAATCGAGTACACAGACCTATTCGATACAACTACATCTGACAAAAACTATGAAGAGTACGTCCAAGCTACTGGCTTTGGTCTAGCTCCTCAGAAGCCACAGGGACAAGGCGTTGCTTATGACTCCGAGACTCAAGGCTTCACAACTCGTTTAACCAACGTTGCATACGGCTTGGGTTACATCGTTACTCAAGAAGAACTTGCTGACAACCTTTATGAAGTTGTTTCCAAGCGTCGTGCTGCTGCTAACGCTTTCTCTATGCGTCAAACCAAAGAGAACGTTGCTGCTAACGTATACAACAACGCTTTCACAGCAGCTTATGCTGGTGGCGACGGTGTACAACTTTTGAGCAATGCTCACCCTAACACCTCTGGTGGTACTTTCTCTAACTTGTTAACTACTGCAGCTAACTTGTCTGAAGCAGCTATCGAGAACTTGATTATTCAACAGATGTTGGCATTGAATGACCGTGGACTACGCATCAACTTGATGCCACGTTCTTTGGTTGTTCATCCTAACAACTGGTTTGAAGCTAACCGTATTCTGAAGTCTGTATATCAGTCTAATAGCCAAACAAACAACATCAACGTTCTACACGCTACTAATGCGTTGCCAGAAGGTATCAAGATGAACCATTACCTAACAAGCACTAAAGCATGGTTTATTCGTGCTTCAGTTCCAATGGGTACTGGTATGATTCACCAAGAGCGTCAGGCGATTAGTTTCGACCAAGACAATGACTTTGATACGATGAATGCTAAAGCTAAATCGTATGAGCGTTATGCGTTTGGTTGGGGCGACCCACGTGCCTTGTGGGGCACACCTGGAGTTTAATTAACTCACACGTGAGGATTCCCCCTAGTTCTCAAAAGGTTCTAGGGGGTTTTTTCTCCAACTTAAAGGAAAAATTATGCCTAACAAAAAATTACGTGAAGGTCAGCCAATTGGAATGGGTATTAAAGCTCCTATGGGTGCCGAGAAAAAGGCTCTCAAAGGTAAAGTAACTAACCCAACTCAACCAACCAAGGCTAAACAGCCTAAAGGTGGGTACTAATTATGGCAACTCAGATTCTACCGTTTCAAATTTTAAACGACGGTTATCGCAATACAACATTAAAAATTTCAGGTTATGTCAATGCAGCAGACATTACTAATTACACCGTTCTTGACCCAAGTACATTAAGTCAAATTGATGCACAAGGTACATTAGCAAAGACTGTTCGTGTTAAACGAATTAACTTTGATATTCAAGATGGACTTCAAGTTGATTTAATTTGGGATGGTGCAACACCTACAAGTTTGTGGGAATGTACTGGTCGTGGTGAAATTAAAGCTGGCCCATTTGGTGGTATTACCGATAATGCAACAACACCTAATGGTAAAATTTTGTTGACAACTATTGGTGGTGCAACAACTACTTTAAATACGTCGTTTACTATTATCTTAGAAATTATTAAATCTTAATATGCAATCAGCAATCAGTAACGCTAAAGAAATACAGTTAATTGCTACAATTACTCGTGCAGACGGTACTGTGGAGCATCTTGGCACTATTGATTATTGGCATCAAAACCCTATTAAACGATTTATTTGGAAGATTAAACGCTTCCTAGAAAGGAAATAACATGGCAACCTTATTAGTAAATACTGGTAAAGCCGTTGTTACTAACTACCTTAATGGTGGTGCCGCTACCCAACCAAAATATGTAGCATGGGGAACTGGCGCAGGTACAACAGCAGCAACAGACACAACTTTATTTACTGAAACTGGTACTCGTACATCTGGTGCAACCACTCAACAGACAACTTCTACTACAAACGATACATTCCAAGTAGTGGGAACATTGACTGCAAGTGGTTCTGTAACGATTACTAATGCTGGTACATTTGATGCTTCTACTTCAGGCAATTTATTTGTAAAGGGTGACTTTACAGGTATTGCTTTGAATTCTGGAGACTCAATTCAATTTACCGTCAAAGTACAATTTAGTTAATAAAGGAAACAAATGGCTTTTAAACTTGCAGATAGAGTTCGTGAAACTACCACTACCACAGGCACAGGTTCTGTAGCTCTTGGTGGCGCAGTAACTGGTTATCAAACTTTCTCTGCAGGTATAGGAGTTAGCAACACAACGTATTACGTCATAGCCGACCAAACAGGTTCAAACTGGGAGGTTGGTTATGGCACTCTTGATGGAACTGCAGCAAATTTAGCAAGGACAACAGTATTAGCCTCTAGCAACTCAGGCTCTTTGGTAAATTTTACTTCAGGCACAAAAGATGTATTCTGTGATTACCCTGCCACACAGTCTGTTAATAAAGACTCTTCAGGAAACGTCACAGGATACGCTATTTCAGGCGGCACAATAGACAACGCAGTCATTGGTGGCACTACCCCAGCCGCAGGAACATTTACTACTATTACAGGACAGACAGAAGTATTAAAAGGTACTGGGCAGAATTTATTAATTTATTCAAATACTTTTAATAATGGTTGGGCTCCTGATAATGCTACAGCGGCAACTACAGTTGCTACCACAGACCCTTTTGGTGGTTCTAATGCTTGGACTTTAACCGAAACTTCTGCTACTGGTGCGCATGATGTAGGTCAAGGAAAAACAGCATTTTTAAATTCTATATATACTTTATCTGTATATGCAAAAGCTAATACTAGAACTTGGCTTTATTTAGGTAATTTTGATTCGCAAAATAGAAGGGCTTGGTTTAATTTATCAACTGGTGTTGTTGGAACAACAGAAGCTGGAGTAACTGCTGCAATTCAATCAATAGGAAATGGTTGGTATAGATGTTCAATTACTACATCTGCTACTGCTACAACTATTTATCCTTATATTTTTATGTCAACTGGTGATGCAGTTGCTACTTATACAGGAAATGGAACAAGTAATTTATATTTATATGGAGCACAACTTGACATTGCTTCAACACCACAAACTTATTTAGCAACAACATCAAGTGCTATTTGGAATAATCCAAATTTATCTTTTGTAAATTCTTCTTCTATTGGACTACAATCAGATGGTTCTCTTTATGTTTCTCCAGCAGGAACAGGAGCGTTACAAGCACAAGCTACTACATCTTCTACAGTAGGTGGTAATGCTAGGGGTGCTAATGCTGTTGATTGGCAGACTAGTCGTGGTAGTGCATCTCAAGTTGCAAGTGGAACGGGAGCATTTATTGGGGCTGGTACAGGAAATACTGCTTCTGGCCCATATTCTTCAATTGCAAGTGGTCAAAATTCAGTAGCATCAAGTACATACTCTATCGCTGGCGGTGGTGGAAATACTGCATCAGGAAATTCAAGTGTTGCATTAGGAGGTTATGGAAACACAGCCGCAGGTTTTTACAATTTTATTGGTGGGGGTTATCAAAATAGTGGGACTGCTCTTAGCGCTGTAACTACTCAATCAGGAACAATGAATGGCACAACGGCTGTTACATTGTCTGGTTCAAATGCTTCTATTAAAGTTGGGCAATATGTTACGGGTACTTCAATTGCTAACTTTACTTATGTTGCCGCAATAAGTGGAACATCTTTAACCCTATCTCAAAACGCTAGTGGTTCTTCGACAAACACACTAAACTTTTTTACCCCTCATGGAGTAGTAGTAGGTGGTGGTAA